GATGGCAAGGTCTCAGGCAGGCCCGACCCGGGCGCTGCTGGAAGCAATAGCAAAGGGGAGCAAATGAACAAGATCAAGCGCGCAGTCGTGGCCGGAGTCGCAACCATGGGTCTGCTGCTGGGGATGGCGGGTGCAGCCCAGGCCGCAACCTACCGGACCTACACGGTCAACCACCAGAACGGCTGGTGCACCAGCTACACGGTCGTGAACTATGACTGGTGGGAAGAAACCTTCCAGGGGAAACGGGACTACACCTACGCGAACTACACCTACCGGTGCTCGCCCTGGTCCTTCTCCTCGGTGGGGTAGGAAAAATACCCTAGTAGGCAACGTCACATACCCTAGGGGTTGACCCTGGCAGGTACTTGACAGTAAAGTAGTAGTATTGGTTCTTGCTAACGAGGTCCGGTTCCTGCATCAGGGGCCGGACCTCGGCCTATGTCAGGCGGTGCGCACGATGGTGGACGAATGGGTGCAGCAGGCCAGCCGCAGACGCAGACTGTACAAGATCTTCCTGCCCAAGGGTACGAACGTCAAATGCTGGATCTGCGGGATGGACGGAGCCAACCAGCTAGACCACAAGCTGCCCAGGTCCAAATTCCCCGAACTCACGTGGGACGAATCCAACATAGTCCCCGCACATGACACCTGCAACAACGCCAAATCAGACACCCTGGACCCACCCGGTATCGGTGTACCCAGTGAGGACTGGTAGGCAGGGGGTCCCCGGTATGGGGGGGCATTCGAGCCTCGACAAGGGAAAATACCCAGCCAGGGCAACCGTGATAGTGTTTTCTCCCTCCCCAATACTCGAACCTGGGGTCGCACGCACGTGCGCACAAGACAAGCCGAGGAGGTCCCGTGGCAGGCGTTGACCCAAAATCTTTCGAGTCCGACTCGCTGGTCGAGTACGTCGAGAAGTCCCTGGAAGCGATGTCCGACAGCCTTGAAGAGAAGGACTGGGGGATCATCGGAGGGATCCGGAAGATGGCGGAGTATTGCGACGAGACCCGGCACACGGTCCAGGCGCTCCACCTGGACGGCAACGCGGACGCGAAAGACCGGATCCGGGCGATGGAGCTACACAACAAGGCAATCTACACGATTCCCCAGATCATAAGCGGGCTTGAAAAACTCGGAGGGTCCATCGCAGCCAGGAAAGCGTTGGGCGAACCCCCGGCGACTAGCAAGCCCAAGTCCAAGCTGGGCGAGCTAAGGAGCATCCGAGGTGGCAACCAAAACGGCGGCAAGGCCACGGGCACGTAAAGCTCCCGTACAGAAACCTCTGCTCGGCTCAGAGACCCCAACCATCTTCACGCCACCCCTGCGGCGGCTCACCCCCAAGACTAGCCTAGGCTTCGAGTGCATCGACTTCGCAGAGAAGGTCCTGGGCCTGGAGCTGTACCCGTGGCAGAAGTGGCTGTTAATCCACGCGCTGGAGCTGCTGCCCAACGGCAAGTTCCGGTTCCGGACCATCGTGTTGTTGGTGGCGAGGCAGAACGGCAAGTCCCGGGTCCTGCAGATCCTGTCCCTGTGGCGCATGTACATGGACGGGGCACCCCTGGTGATCGGCACCGCCCAGAATCTGGACATCGCGGAAGAGCAGTGGCAGATGGCCATTGACCTCGCGGAGTCCAACGAGGAGCTGGCCGAAGAGATCGAGCACGTAGACCGAACCAACGGCAAGAAGGCCCTGAGGCTCGCGAAGAACGAGGAAGCCGGATTCGGGGTCCGGCGGTACAAGGTCGCAGCGGCCAACCGCAAGGGCGGTCGTGGTCTGTCCGGTGATTTGATCCTCATGGACGAGCTGCGGGAGCACACCAACTGGGATTCCTGGTCCGCTGTCACCAAGACCACAATGGCCCGGGGCCGACCCCAGATCTGGGCAGCGTCCAACGCTGGCGATGCTGCTTCGGTGGTGCTGCGCTCGCTACGCAAGACTTGCCTCCGGGCGATCAAGGACAAGGACACCAAGGAATCCACGACTGGTCTCTTCGAATGGTCAGCCTGCAAGTGGGATCCCCGTGGTGGGGACGACCAGTCCGGCGACTGGGTGAACCTCCCGACTGGCGACCGCGCTGGCTGGGCGATGGCGAACCCATCCCTGAACTGGGGCAACCTGACCACCGAGTCCTTGGCCTCCGCGTACGAGACCGACCCGGACCCGGTGTTCCGGACCGAGTGTCTCTGCCAGTGGGTCTCGACCGCAGCGGCAGGCCCCTGGGAGGCCGGACTCTGGGAGTCCCTGGCCGACCCCAAGTCGGCCCGTGAACCCAAGACTGGCTACTACTTCGGGGTGGACGTCTCCTGGGACCGGAACTGGGCCGCGATCTCCGTGGCGGCTTTCCGGCCTGACGGTAGGGTCCACGTGGAGGTTGTGGCGTACCGGACGGGCACGGACTGGGTGGTACCTTGGCTGGTCGAGCGGAAGGGCAGGGAAGGCCTGCTCGGGGTGGCTGTCCAGGCGAACGGCTCCCCGGTCGGCTCGCTGCTCACCGAAATGCACAAGCAGTTGAAGGCCAACAAGGAGACCAACACTCCCGCGATGGAGATCATCGAGTGGGGTGGCGGGGAGCTGGGCCGGGGTACCGGCCAGTTCTTCGACCTTGTACGGCAGAAGGGCCTGCGCCACCGTGGCGGCACCGGGTCCAACACGACCGACGCTCTGACCCTGGCGGCATCGACCGCTCAGAGCAAGCCGATCTCGGACTACTGGCTCTGGGACCGGAAGCGCTCGCCATTCGATGTCTCGCCGCTAATCGCGGTGAATGCAGCGGTGTGGGCGCTGCTCCGACCCGAAGAGGAAAACACCACTTCGGCTTACGACGACGACGAACTGATGTTCGTATAGGGAGGGAGGTCTCGTGGGGATCCTGGATTCACTAACTAGCATGTTCCGCTCGCCCAGTTACGACGCGGGCAACACGGTCATGCTGTACGGCATGCCGACCACGTTCGACGACGTGCGGAGGCTGATCCAGGGCCAGGATCCGGCGACGATCTACCGGCAACAGCCGAACCTCCGGACGCTGATTTCCTTCCTGGCCCGGAATATCGCCCAGCTCGGGGTTCACACCTTCGAACGGGTGGGCGACACGGACCGCAGGCGGAACACCACCGACCCTGCAGCCCAGACCCTGGCCCGGCCCAACCGGACCATGACCACCTACGACCTGTTCTATCGTCTGGTGGCGGACCTGGCCCTGTGGGACGAGGCAATCTGGTTGGTGACCGAGGACATCGAGTCCCCGTCCGGCTGGACGATCCAGCCGATTCCGATGCGGTGGGTCCAGAAGTTCACGGGTGGTGACCTGTGGGGAGCCTCGACCGTGTGGGTCCTGCCTCCGGGATCGAAGGGTCCAACCCCGATCCCGATGGAGGACGTAATCCACTTTCACGGGTGGGACCCGGACAACCTGCACGCTGGGGTCTCCCCGGTCGAGGCCTTGAAGGCCACGATTTCGGAGCAGATCCACGCTGCGGTCTACCGGGAGCAGCAGTGGACCAAGGGTGGACGCGTCGGCATGGTGGTTTCCAGGCCCAAGGATGCACCCTCTTGGACCGCTGATCAGAAGCGGAAGTTCAAGGAGATCCTGGACAGCAAGCTCAACGGCGACAACGGAGCCGACGCTGGCGGGTCGATCATCTTCGAGGACGGCATGGAGGGCAAGCGCCTGGGCTTCTCCGCCAAGGAGGACCAGTTCGTGGAAGCGGCCAAGCTGAGCTTCACCACCTGCTGCCAGGTCTACCACGTGAACCCCACGATGGTCGGCCTGCTGGACAACGCGAACTTCTCCAACGTAAAGGAGTTCCGGCGGATGCTCTATGGGGAGACCCTGGGGCCGACGCTGGTGCAACTGGAGGACAGGCTGAATACCTTCCTGCTCCCGAAGATCGCGTCCAAGACGAACCTGTACTACGAGTTCAACGTGAAAGAGAAGCTGCGCGGGTCCTTTGAGGAAGAAGGCCAGATGCTGCAGTCCGCTGTCGGCGGTCCGTACATGTCGCGCAACGAGGCCCGCGCTCGCCAGAACCTGCCACAGGTCGAAGGTGGAGACGAGCTGATCGTGCCGCTGAACGTGGTCGAGGGTGGGCAGGCAAGCCCGCAGGACTCGACTCCGGACTCGATCACGGGGGAATCCTCCCACCCTGGGGTGGCGGGCAAGCTCGTGGATTTAGGGGAAGTCAGGGCGATAAAGGCTCGGGCCTCGCAGACCGCGCAGTCTAACACTGAGAAGGCGCTCAAAGCGTACTTCAAGCGGCAGCGGGCAGTCGTCCTGACAGCACTAGGAGCGAAGGCCGGGGACGAGTGGTGGGACGAGGAGCGCTGGAACAACGAGCTGGCAGCGGATCTGTTCAAGATCGCAGCCCAGATCGCGGCGAACATCGGGCGCAAGACGGCGGAGGAACTGGGGTTCGACCCCGGGTCTTATGACCAGGAGCGCACGGTGAAATTCCTGCAGGCAGTCTCGCGGTCCAGGGCTGAGGCGATCAATGGGGCCACGAAAGCGGCTCTCGACGACGCTCTCGCGACCTCGGAGGACGAGGATGGCCCGACACCCGGGGATGTATTCACGAGTGCAGAGGAGACCCGCTCCGTGGTCGGAGCGGCGGCACTCGTGACCTGCTTCTCCGCGTTCGCCACCACCGAAGCTGCAAAGCAACTCTCGACGGAGGATCGGAAGGCCACCAAGACCTGGGTAGTCACTTCATCCAACCCGCGCAAGGCGCACTCCAGGATGAACGGCGAGACAGTCCCGGTGGACGAGAAGTTTTCCAACGGAGCCGAGTGGCCGGGCGATCCAGTCCTGGGTGCAGATGGTGTGGCCGGGTGTGCATGCTCGGTTACTGTAAGAATGCCTGAATAAAGCCCGGAAAGGGGTTAAATCATGAAGATGAAAAACACTTCAATCCGGGTGAAAGCTGGCCCGGAGGACGGCCTGAAAGAAGGCCAGTTCGAAGCCTACGCCTCGGTGTTCGGCAACAAGGACAGCTACGGCGACGTGGTGCTCCCTGGGGCCTTCTCGGACACCCTGTCCGGCTGGAAGGACTCGGGAAATCTAATTCCGCTCCTGTTCGGGCATAACATGTCGGACCCGGATTACAACATCGGGCACGTTGAAGATGCGAAAGAGGATGACCACGGTCTCCTCACGCTGAACCAGCTCGACCTGGAGAACCCCAAGGCGGTCCAGACCTACCGGCTGATCAAGGGCCGGAGGATTAACCAAATGAGTTTCGCGTACGAGGTCCTGGAGGGTGGCTTCGCCTCCCGCCAGAAGGACCCGGACGACGATAAGTCCGAGACGGAGGAGATCTACGAGCTTCGAAAGTTGAAGCTCTACGAGGTCTCCGTAGTTCCGATCGGAGCCAACCAGGAAACGGAGATCACGGCAGTCAAGGCCGCCGAACTCGCAGAGCGTGCGATGCGAGACGGTCGTCTTGATAGGCAGACCTTCGAATCCCTACTCAAGACCTACCACTCGGTAGGCAACCTGCTGCTGTCGGCAGCGGGTGGCGTAATGCTTGACGATTCGGCCAGCGGTAAGGCCCCGGTCAAGGACGAGGACCCGGTTCCGGGCAAGTCCGAGGAACCCGGTCCCGATCCGTCCGCTAAGAAGCGCAAGCTCGCATTGGAAATGAAACTCCTAGCTCTGAAAGGGGATCAGTAATGAACCTCAAAGAACAGCGAGCTGCAGCTTTTAAGGCAGCACAGGACCTCCTGGCCAAGGACGATTACGACGAGGCAGAGGTCGAGGCGAAGATGGCCGAGGTCAAGGACCTCGACGCCAGGATCGCCCGCGCGGCCAAGGGTTCCGACCTGCTCCGGCAGCTCGGTGACCTCGGTGGCGACGACCAGGGCGACCAGCGCGAGAAGGGCCTGCAGGAGACTGCAGCCACCCTTGGTGATCACTTCGTCAAGTCCATCTACCAGGATGTGAAGTCCAACCTCGGCAAGTCGGGCTACGTGGCCCGGACCCCGGAGTGGAACGGCCCCGAGTCCAAGGCCGCGACTGACACCCAGGGATCCGGTACGGTGTTCAACACTCCGGTGCTGACCACGTTCGACCGCACGATCGTCCAGGCGGTTCGCCCGGAACTGGTGATCACCGACCTCCTGGGTTCGGGTTCGATCGCCGGGACCGCGATCTCCTACTTCATCGAGCAGGGACCCGTCGAGGGTGCCTTCACGACCGTGGCGGAAGGTGCGGCCAAGCCGCAGCTCCACTTCCCGGACCCGATCACCGCGTCCGACGCGGTAAAGAAGATCGCGGGTTTCATCAAGTTCACTGATGAAATGCTGGAGGACCTCGGCTTCGTGGTCTCGGAGATCAACACCCGGCTGCTCTACGAACTCGCGAAGTTCGAAGAGAACCAGATCTTCAACGGCGACGGGGTGGGCACTAACCTGCTCGGTCTGCTGAACCGCTCCGGCATCCAGCTCATGTCCCGTAACGGTGGTGTTGCCGCCAACCCGTCCGACGATGAGTCGGTGGCGGACGCGATCTTCCGTGCAGCTACGGCAGTCCGCACCGGATCCGGCCTGGAGCCGGACGGCATCGCGATCAACCCGCTGGACTACCAGGCCCTGCGCCTGTCCAAGGATGCCAACGGCCAGTACCACGGCGGCGGGTTCTTCCAGGGTCAGTACGGCAACGGCGGGATCCTGCTGAACCCCCCGATCTGGGGTCTGCGGACGGTCGTTACTCCGTCCATCGCCCAGGGAACCGCAGTGGTAGGCGCATTCCGCCAGTCCGCCACGGTTTACCGCAAGGGAGGCGTCCGGGTCGAGTCCACGAACTCGCACGCTGACGACTTCACGACCAACAAGGTCACGGTCCGTGCTGAGGAGCGTCTGGCGCTCGCAGTGCGCAAGCCTGCAGGCATCGTGAAGCTGGACCTCTCCACCCCGGCCTAGGTCGGATTAATCTCCTAGGCCCGGCGACAGGTCAGCGTCGTCGGGCCTAGGACCCCCAAACTCACCCCCACGAAAGGAGCCAGCAATGGCTAAGCTCGGACATTACGAAGTCAATATCAACGGCATCCGCCACGAACTCCAGCTCTCGGCTGAGGACGCGGAGCGCATCGGAGCCACCGAGGTCAAGCAGGCCGCACCGGCCAACAAGGCCAAGGCAGTCGAAAACAAGTAACGGAGAGGAGGTGGCCTCGTGAGGTACATCGCGACGGCTCCCGACTTCGCTACAGCAGCGGAGCTGGAGTCATTCACCAAGGGGCAGATCCTGCTGGACGACCCCCGGGTCGCACCAGCACTAACGGCGGTCACCTCCTCGATCCGTAAAGAGGCCGGGTGGCATATCGGGCCGGTTGTCCTGGGCCACTCCGTGACCTTGGACGGACCCGGGGGCCGACTGCTCCACCTGCCTACTCTGAACCTCCAGGAGCTAGTCTCCGTGACCGAGCTTGGGGTAGCGGTGGACCTGGTCGGGGTGTCCCACGACTGGTCCGGACTCGGCATGGTCGAGAAGCGGGACGGGACATTCTGGACCGACCGCTTCCGGAAGATCGTCGTGGTCATGGACCACGGGTTCGAGGATATTGCGGACTTGAAGTTTCTCACGCTGTCGCTGGCAGCACGGGGACTGGCTTCACCCCTGGGCGCAACCAGGGAGCAGGCCGGGTCTATGTCAATCCAGTGGGGTACTCCGGTGCCTGGGGTGGCGGGTGGCTTAGTACCGTTGCCGTCCGAGCAGCGGATCATGGACCGGTATCGACTGGTGGAGGGCTGATGGCATTCCCAAGTTTCGTCCGGCAGAGCATCGGCAGGCTGCGCGGCACCAGCACGACCGATCACGGCAACACGATCTTCGAGTACCCGACCCACGACCAGGCGGTCCTGATTAACGGGGTGGTCGTGGACCCGGTGCAGACCCGGGAGGACAACCTCAACCGGACAGCCACCATCACCCAGTATCGGGTGATGGCCCCTCCGACTGCGGACCTGCGGGACGACGATCATTTCGTCTACCGTGGCAAGGAATACCAGGTGCTGGGCGAGATCCAGTACCAGTCCTCGCCCACGGGAGCGCTGGACCAGCAGGTGTTCACGATCGAACTCTGGAGGGGCTGATGGCCGGGATCTCGCAAATCAAGGTCGAACTCAACGACGCTGGGATCCAGGAGCTGCTCAACGGCTCCGGGGTCCAGGAGTTCCTGCGCGGTAAGGCCGAGGCAGTCCGGGCCGGAGCCGCTGCGTCGGGTGGCGAGTACGAGGCCACGGTCCAGCCCGGCAAGAAGCGGGCCAGGGCCTCGGTGATCACCTCCGATATCGAGGCCAAGAAGGCTGAGTCCGAGTCCCAGGCCCTCACCCGGGCGGGGTATTCGGTCGGTGGCACCCCAGGGGGTGGCCGCTGATGGCCGTTCTCTTGGTCTTCCCGGACTCAGAAGAACTGTTCCGGGCGGAAATAGCTGCCAGGGTCTCCGAGGTCCTCGGAAGTACCATCCTGGCCTCGACGAAGGTACCCGGGGACCGGCCTGATGAATTCCTGGTGGTCCGGAGGGTCGGAGGGTCCCGTAGGGACCTCGTAACAGATGTCCCAGTGATCCAGGTCGAAGCCTGGGCCACCCGGGAGAGCAGGGCGAGCAGGATCGCCAACGTCGTGCAAGCTCTGATGCAGAGTTTCACCGAAATTGGGGGCTACTCGGTGGGCCTGGAGGACGAGATTGTCGGTCCTACAGCCTACCCGGACGGCTCCCAGCAAGCGCGGTATACCGCATCCTACGCCATGGCCATCCGTGGCGAGGAGTTAATCAACATCGCATAACGTCCGGAAAGGGGCGAACCAAATGAGTGTCGACACTCGCAAGGTATTTACGGGTGGGCCGGACCAGCTCACCACCGGAGCCATTCTCCGCGCTCCTCTCGGGACTACGCTGCCTACGGCAATTGCCACGGCACCGGACCCCGCATTCAAGGACTCGGGCTACATCGGGTCGGACGGGCTGAAACTCACCCCGACCACCTCGACCGAGACCATCAAGGACTGGTCCGGGGCGACAATCCGGGAAGTCCTGGCGGACTTCTCCGCGAAGATGTCCTGGACCCACCTGGAGCTATCCGAAGAGGCTATGAAGGTCTACTTCGGGGACGACAACGTGACCGTCACCCCGGCAACGCTGACCACCGGAACGCTGGTCGACGCGAAGCTGAACGCGGTCGAGCTTCCCATCTGCGCCTGGATCTTCAAGATCAAGGATGGGGTGCGGAAGGTCCTGATCACGGTCCCGCTCGGACAGGTCACGGAACGTGGCGAGCTGACCTTCCTGAAAACCCAGGCGGTCTCGCTCCCGGTCACCCTGACGACCTACCCGGACGCCAGTGGCAACAACGTCTACATCTACACCGACGACGGCGTATTCACCGCCTAGTCCCAAATACCGGGTGGCCTGGCGTAACGGGATCGCGCCAGGCCATCCCGAATCCCAAATCAGATCCCGATCCCGAAAGTGAGATCCCGCAATGACTGAACATTTCGTACCCGACCAGTCCGCCTCTGAGGCCCTGGACGGGGCACCCGCAATCTACAGGCTCCCGGCTTCCAAGGCCAGCCTCCACCAGAACCAGTTCAGGTTCCAGATCCCGGGCGAAGATCGAATCCGGTCGATCCCGAAGCTCAAATTCCTCAAGCCCTCGCTGGCGGTCAAGATTGAGACCATGCCGATCCAGCAGGCAGTGGTGGAGCTGTTCAACACGTACGAGCCGGACCTGCTCGACAGGTTCGAGTCGCTGGACCAGCTCGAAGCCTTCGCGGAGGCCTGGGCCACCGCCTCGGGTATCACCCTGGGGGAATCCAAGCCCTCCTCGGATTAATCCGGGAACACCGAGGGCCACTAGAACACTACCTCTGGACCCTGGGTTACTCGATAGACGACCTGGGGTCCAGGCTCGACTGGCGTGAGCTTTGGTTGGCAATGAGCTTCGCGCCAGCCGATTCCGCTCTCGGGCGGTCCATCCTGGGCGACTTCGCCGGGTGGGACAACAACACATACCTGCTGGCGCTCGCAGTCGATGCACTGCACGACGCGAACTACCAGCGGGGAGGGAACAAGGGTTCCCGGCCCGAACGGGTCCAACGTCCGCAGGAGAAGCGGCAGCACCAGTTCGGTGCTGACCCGATCCCGATCGCGGATTTCAACGACTGGTGGGACGGAGCGTAGCTGATGGCAAACGAAGTAGGTTCGGCATATTTCACCCTACTGCCATCAGTGCGAGGCCTGCAGGGTGCTATCGCCAAGGAGGTCTCCGGGGTTGATGGCACCGCTGCAGGTTCCTCCATCGGTAAACGCATGGGTGGCGGGATCGCCGGTAGCTTGAGGGCTGCTGTCGGTCCCGCCATCGCCGCTATCGGTATCGCCAAGACATTCAATTTCGCCAAGGCTGCGGTCGATTCCTTCTCCGAGCTGGAGGACAGCTCGGCGGCGGCTTCGGTCGTGTTCGGCAACAGCATGAGCGCGATCATCGCGCAATCCAAGACCGCATCGACTACGATGGGTCTATCCGAGCAGCAGGTTATCTCCGCTGCCAACACCTTCGGCACCTACGGCAAAGCTGCCGGGCTGTCCGGCAAGGAGCTGGCGAACTTCGCCACCGAACAGACCCAGCTTGCCGCTGACATGGCCTCGTTCAAGGGCACCTCTCCGGAGCAGGCGATCGAGGCGATCGGCTCCGCGCTCCGTGGCGAAATGGAACCCATCAGGGCGTACGGTGTGCTCCTGGATGATGCCTCGCTGCGGCAGCAGGCGATGAAGATGGGTCTGATCTCGACCACCAAGGATGCACTCTCGCCACAGAACAAGACCCTGGCGGCGCAGGCGCTAATCCTGGCGCAGACCAAGGACGCACAGGGCGACTTCGCCCGGACCAGCGAGTCCACGGCGAATATTGCCAAGACTCTCGCTGCGGAGCAGGAGAACCTCGCGGCCAAGACCGGTACCGTACTGGCCCCGGCATTCACGGCGGCTCGCCGGACGGCCCTTGGGGGCCTCCGGGGGATCTCCGGCTTCATGGACGGGGTGATCGGGGCGCAGAAGGTCCTGGCCTCCGGAGGAACCAACCTGGAGGTCGGCAAGGCCCTGGGTATCACCGGCCCCGCGTTGGGGATCTTCAACGAGGGCCTGGGCGCGATCCGGGCCTTCAAGTCCGCACTCTCGGATCCGGGTGGCGAGGTCACCTCGGGCGGGTTCGCGGGGGTGATGGAACAGATCGGCCTGAACATCGCGAACTTCATGCAGACGGTCCGGTCCTTCGACCTCGGGGGGCTGTTCCAGCAGATCTGGACGGCGGTAGGCCCGCTGGTCTCGGAGCTGGGCAACCTCTGGCTGGCGGTATCGCCACTGGGGGTGGTGTTCCAGGCGCTCGCACCGATCATCCCGATCATCGCCGGGCAGCTCGGCTCCCTGGCCGGGCAGGTCGGCGGGGCGCTCCTGGGGGCGGTCCAGGCCGTGGCCCCGGTGCTCACCCAGCTCGCCTCCGTGCTGACCGACGCACTCGGGACGCTGTTCATCGCGATGGCCCCGGTAATCGTGTCGCTGCTGGGTCAGATGGGTGTGATGTTCGCGCAGCTCGCACCCGTGATCGCAGCGATCATCGGTCAGGTGGCGGGGCTGGCGGGCCAGCTAATCGCGGCTCTGATGCCGATCCTGATGAACCTCGTAACGGCAGTATTCCCAATGGTCGTGGAGATCTTCGGCGCGGTCATGCAAGCGATCGTTCCGCTGGTCCAGATGATCGCTGGTCTGCTGATCCCGATCATCCGGGCGCTGCTCCCGGTCGTGACGTTCATCTTCCAGACCGTGGCCAACGTGATCCGGTCCGTGATGCAGATCGTCATGGGTGTGATCCAGGTCGTGACCGGGATTATCTCGGGCAACTGGTCGCAGGTATGGCGCGGGATCCTGAATATCCTGCAGGGGGTATGGAACACGATTGTTGGGGTGGTCCGGGGTGCGCTCGGGATCGTCGGCTCGGTCGTGATGGCTGGGGTCTCCGGAGCAGCGAACTTCATCCGGTCCGGCTTCCAGGGAGCGGCCAACTTCCTGGGCGGGGTCTGGGGCAACATCGTCAACGGGGTCTCGGGGATGATTGGTCGCGTGGTCGGGTTCTTCTCCGGTCTGGTCGGTCGGATCACCGGGGCGATCGGCAACGCAGGGCGGGCGCTCTGGAATACCGGTGTGCAGATCATCCAGGGCCTGATCGACGGCATCGGGTCAATGATGGGGGCCATCGGTCGGGCGGTCCTCTCGATTGTCCCTCAGGCGATCCGGGGACCCTTCGAGGACCTGCTGGGCATCCGCTCTCCGTCCAGGCTGGCGATCTGGTGGGGCCAGATGCTCGGTGATGGCCTCGTGATCGGCATCGACGAGTCTGTCCCGAAGGTTGCGGCGGCAACTGCTAGGCTGGTTCCGTCGAACCCTGCCGCAGCGTTCGCGGTGGCGGGTACCCGATCCGCGTATGACGTGCGGCAGGCTCCGGGGCTACAACCCATGGTGGTCGAGCAGCACATCTACCCGGCGGAGGGCATGTCCGAGACGAACCTGGCCGACCTCGTTGGCCGTAACCTAGTGAGGGCAGGCAAGTGAGCACTTCGTTTGAGACCACGGCGGCGACGCTGGACCTGCAGACGGGCTACTCGCTCGGGCTGACTCCGGGGTCGACCAAATGGGTGATCGACCTCCCGGGGTGGTACAAGGCGGCACCCAACCAGCGGGAGAAGCAAGCGAAGCAGGGCAGGCATGGGACGTTCGGGGTCCGGGGCTGGAAGGACGAGCGACTGGTGACAGTCCAGGGTCATTACTACGCTCCGGACCGCCGGACCGCTGCCAACTTCGTGGACGAGATCAACGCGGTGATGGCAGACGGCACCGAGGGGGTCCTCACGGTGGACGACGCGGACCTCGGCAGGCGCTGGGCCAACGTCTACCTGCTGACCCCGGACGTGACTTGGCACGGGGGGCGGGACGTTCCCTTCTTCCTGGATATGGTGGCACCGGACCCGCGCAAGTTCGGAGACCTCATGGATGCAGGTCCGGTCGCTGCCTTCTCGGGTGGCGATGGCCTGGAGTTTGACCTGTTCGCCACCGACAACCCGGGAATCCTGGACTTTGGTGAGTCCGGATCCTCCGGCAAGCTGACCCTGAACAACCCAGGCACGGCTCCGACTGAGCCGGTGTTCCGGGTCAGCGGGCCTCCAGGCTTCATCACCACCGCTGGAAACTTCAAGATCACCGAGGTCGAGACCGAGCGGGTCCTGGAGTGGGAGGGCACGATCCTGACCGGGCAGGAGCTGGTCCTGGATTCCAGGGCCGGTACGGTGGTACTCGGGACCAACGGTGACCGCAGGGGTAGTCTTACTCGGGCTGAGTGGCCGGAGATCCCGGGCAAAAGCTCCCGTACGTACCTCTTTGAGGCGCTCGGGGGCCTGACATTGGCAGTGGAGGCGCACCCGGCATGGTGGTAAACAACGAGTTCCGGGCCTTCATCTGCGAGGCCAAAACCGGCAAGATCCTGACAGATATTCCGGTGGTGGACCCGAAGTGGGGACTCCGGCTGAACGACGGCGGGCCGCTGTCGGCAACGATCCTGGCCACTTCCAAGGAAGCCCGGGATCTGGACTTGAAGTCGCTGACCACGGCCCACCGGAGGTTCCTGGGGTTCGCGGTCGGGGACTACGTGATCGACGCGGGGCCGATTCAGTCCCGGTCCTACAAGGCCGGAACCGGCCGTTTGGAAGTCACCGCAGCGAGTTTGTGGCGGATCTTCGACAGGCGGAAGGCGCTTCCCGGGGCTGCACTGTCCCAGGGGGCCTCTCCCGCCACGAAATGGAGCCTCCGGATCCCGGCAGGGTCGGGCACGACCTCGCTGGGGTCGATCGCCCGGGAGCTGGTGCGGGTGTCGATCGAGGACAACCCGTACGCCAACGGCACCGCTGGGCAGCTTAACATCGTACTCCCTCCGGTTGAGGCTGGCGGGCACTACCGGACCTACCATGGATATGACCTGCGCTGGCAAGGGGAAGTGCTGCGCCAGCTCACCGAGGTCATTGGTGGGCCGGATATTCGGTTCCGGCCCCGGTTCAGTGGCTCCGACCCGACCACGGTGGAGTGGGTGCTGGAGACTGGAACCGAGGCGGACCCGCTGCTACACCAGGACGGCCCGGACTGGGTGTGGGACGGCTCCCGGCCAGAGTCCGGGGTGGTGGGCTTCGATGCCGACGAGGACGGCTCCGATGTGGCTTCCCGGGCCTGGGCACCGGGTTCCGGCCAGGAGCGCGACATGATGCTCGGGAAGGCCACGGACACGACTTTGGTGGACCTGGACTGGCCATGGCTGGAAACCGACTCGGCCTCCAAGCAGGA